GTGCCAGCGGCGGGGGGGCGTCACAAAAAACGGACCCCCCGCGGGCGAGATCCGTTGCGGCGCAACGCGTTTCGCCCGTCGACACCGCTTGCGTCGCAACGCTTTTCGCGTCGTCGTCGCGCGGCGGGATCGCTTGTGCCGCAACGGTTGTCGCGTCGGCGAGCGGGGCGAGGGGTTCGCTTGTGCCCCAACGGTTGTCGGCGGGCGAGATCCCTTGCGCCGCAACGGTTTCCCCTGTCGCCGGCGTGGGTCGGTATTGATCTTCACCGTAGCGAACCTGGTGTGCCGCAACGGATCTCGCGTGGCGTCGCCGGTTGCCCGCGGTCGCGCCTGCCGAGTAACCACACCGTTCGTGTTCGGGCGCCAACAGGTGGTCGTCGCCGCCGTCTGCCCTGTCGATGATGTGGCCCAACACCCAGCGGTCCCATGTGTTGATCATTCGTCCGCACCGCCAACAGGGACGGGGCAGGGTCCGCGCGTGGGCGGCGCGTAGGCGGCGCCACCTGGTTGTCGATCCCGTGGACCGGAGCGCGGACGACATGGTTGTTGTTTCCCTGGTTGGCGTTTCGTCGGGTTGAGGGATTGACCGATGGTAGGTCCTAGGTGTACGGCGTGTCATCCCTGGCCCGGAATATCACCGTGGGCGGTAGGCGGTAGATGGCGGTCAGGATGGCGACGATGCACGCGTTGACGTGGCGGCGGGCGTCGTCGTCGGACAGGGCAAGGCACGCGGCGTCGTGGGTGACGCGGACCGCGCGTCGGTTCCCGTGGGTGGGTTTGGGTCCCACGTTGATCACGATGGGGCAACACACGTCGGCGTAGATAGTTCGGGGTCGGGGGTCGATCATCGTTCCCACCACCGGATGAGGACGCCCGGTTGTTCCCCGATGGCGGCGGTCCTCTTGTCGGCGGCGACGTGGATCACTTGCGCGTCGTCGGCGTAGACCACGCCCGTCATGGCGTCCATCACGGCGCGGATCAACTTGTCCAGGTCGGGTTTCCTGGTGTGCGGCGGGGTGGACCGTTTGGGTTCGGCGGTGCGGCGGGGCATGAGGAACGTGAGGACGACGGCCACCGGTCCGGTGGGGATGTCGATGGTTCGTTCGGGGGTGGCGGCGCGGATCACGGCGTGGATCTCTGCCCGCCAGGGGCGTAGGACGCGGGCGTTGGCGTGGGTGGTGTTGGCGTGTCCGCCTCGAACGTAGGCGGTGGTGGATCCTTCCGGGATTGGTTTACCTGGGACGAACACCACGCGGATTAGGGAATCCGATTCCGTTGTCATTGTTCCGCCATTCGTTCGCGCGCGCGTTGCTTACTTGTGGTTGCGCTGGGTCGGGATTGATTGGGTTCATTTGTGCGGTAATTGACCAGCATTGTTCGGGGGCAAGGATCCCGCCAGGGATCCGCGGCAGGACCGATGGGTGGCCGACACGCTGGGTTGTGCGGTTGGACGGTGCATGTGCCGTAGTTGGTGGTCGCCTTAAGGGGCGCGCGCGCGCGATCCCTATATGTGTGGGCGTTCACAACGGGTGACCCTGGACGACACCCGTTACGGCGTGTCGCGTGTTTCGCTAGGGTCACCCGTTGACCCCCAACGGGTGACCCTGGACGACACCCGTTACGGCGTGTCGCCTGTTCGTATACGTCCCGACCGAGATAGTTAGACATCGGGTGGCAGGGTGGCGCGGTAGGTGGCGGGGTGCCCGCGACCGGCGCCGCGGATTGGTTCGAGGATGCCCGCGCGGGTGCCTTCCTGGATATGTCGGGCGAGGACGCGGCTACCCCGTTCCGTCCATTCCCCAATGGTGTCCCGCGATATTCGGATGGTTCCGTTCCGGGACATGTGCAACCCGTAGGCGATGAGGGTATCGCGGGCGGCGGGGGTGATTTTGGCGGCGTATATCGCGGCGACCCAATCCCGGAACGCGGGGGCCATCGGGTCACGGTTGGTCGGTGAGGGGGCGGAAGATCCCGACCGGTAGGAACGCGCATAGTTCGTCTGGGTCGCCCTCGCGTCCGGTCCACCTGGTGTCGATGGGTGGTGTCCGGTCGAGGTCCACCCAACCGGTCCGGTCGGTCCAGGCGATGACCAGGATGGGGCGGACGTGGAACCCGTGGGCGGCGTCGCGTAGGGCGATCACTTTGTGGGCGGACACCATGAGGTAGCGATAGGTCCCGTAGGGGTGGGTGTTCGATTTGACTTCCACCATGGCGACGGTCCGCCCGCGGTGGTGGGCGGAAAAGTCAACGCGGTCCAGGATGGCGAACGGGTGGAGGTCCCATCCCCAGGCGCGGGCGACCTGGTCCGCGATGTGGCGTTCGCGGGTTTTGTCGGCGGGGTTGTTGATCGGGCGAATGAACGTCATAGCCCACGGGTTTCGAACAGGGTGGGCGGCGTGGCGGGTTGGGGTCGCGCGGGTCGGTCCTGCCCCCAGGTGGGACAGGTGGCCATATGCGGCGTCATCCGCCGTTCGTAGGCGTTGACGCGTTCCCCCGCGGTCAGGTATCGGGACCGGTCGATTCCGTTGGCGTCGGTCCACATGGCGATGTTTCCGGTGGGGGTGGGTTCGCGGTCGAGGGGCATTCGCTTACCGCGTTCGGTGATTGTCCACACGATGGGGGCGTGACACCGTCGGCATTGATCCATGGCGGGTTCCGTTCGAGGGCGTATCCGTCGCCTAGGTCGAGGCGGTCGACCTGTTCGAGGCGGCGCGCTAGTTCGTGGGCGGCGCCTGGGTTGACCCCGACGGCCACTAGGCGGGCCATGGCGCGGGCGTGGTCAACGGCGGCGGGTGGATAGATGGTGTTGATCCCGGATCCCGCGTTGGGGTTGTCGGGGGTGATCCATCCCAGGCGGGTCCAATAGTCGACCTGGCGGGCGGTGGCGCCGACGGCGGCGGCGAGGGCGGGCGCCCCCACGATGGGCGTGGTCATGGCGTCGGAACCGGTTGGCCCGGTGGGATGAACGGTGTATCGGCGGGGTGGGTTTCGGCCAGGACGCCCACGCACACCAGGCACGCGTACCGGTTCCGCCCGTGGGGGCACGGGTTGGGGCGCGGCGTCGGGTAACACCGCAAGTGTTCCCAGGCGCCCTGTCCCGCCCCGCGGACGATGGTGGCGCCCTCACCTATCAGGCGTCCGCAATAACCACACACTTTGGCGCCCTCCAACGGGTCCGCGCGGCGGGTGTATTGGTCGGGGTGTGTCATCGGTCGTCCACCCGTTCCGCCAGGAGGCGTTCAACGATGGGCAGGAGGGCGCGGCGTAACGCCTCCTGTTCGTATTCCGCTAGGTCCTCCGAATAGTCGGCGTCCAGGTAGTGAAACCCTAGGCGGATGTTTCCGTTGGCGTGGCCGTCAACGAACATGAGCGATAGCGCTAGTGGGAAATCCACGGACGCGGCTACGGTCATCGTCGTTGGGGGTCGGTGGGGTAGGGGATGGGGTGTAGCGGGTCGGGGTCGACCGGTTGGGCGGCGACGCGGACCGCCTGGACGACGGCGCCCCTGTCGGCGGCGCCCGCCTCCCATTCCGCCCACGCGGGGTCGGGGTTGGGTTTGCGCCGCGGGGTGGACCGCCCGCGGCGTTGGGTGGTCACGGCGCACCGTCCAAATCGTCGGTGTTACCGCCCATCCGCTCCCATTCGTCGGCGGCGTCGGCGTCGGGATCCATGGCGCGTTCGGCGGCGGCGTCCAGGACGGCCACCGCCTCATCGGCGGTCATGTCGGCGTGTCGTTCGACCTGGCGCCCAACGATTTGGGCCACGGCGTCTAGTTGCTTGCGGGTGGTTCCCAACCCCGCCGCGACCAGGGCGCGCCGCACCGCGGTTACCTGTTCGGCGGTGGCCATCCCCGCGCGGGGTTCGTCGTCGGTGGGCGGCGTGTCGTCGGCGGGCGGGCGGCGGCGAGCGGGCGGCGGCGTGTCGGCGGGTGGTTCCGGTACGTCCCGCGGGGCGCGGTCGAGGACCAGGGGTTGGCGGCGCGCCTTGCGGGGTGACGGTGTCGGCGTGTCGGCGGCGGGTTCGGCGTCCCCGTCCTGGATCTCTTCCACGGTGTACGGCGTGCCCAACAGGGCGTCGGCGGCGACCAGGCGGGCGACGTCGGCGGTGGCCCGCGCTATCAACATGTTTCGGGCGGCGGCGCGCCACAACGGGCGGTTGGCCAACCCGCGGGTCCGGGCGTCCTCAATCGTCCAGGTGATCCGGGCGACGTGATCGGATCCGTTGCGGCGTCCGCACACGGTGGCCCGGTTGTTCGACGCCTCTTCCACCCATAGTTCGTGGCCCGCCGATTGCAGGATTCCGCGTAGCGCGACCGCCCGTAGCGCGGGCGTCCCCTTGATCACGTCAATGGACCGCAACGACGCCATGGGGTTCAACCCCAATTCGTGGCCCGTGAGGATGGCGGCGGCGACGTGGGCGGCGGTGGCGGCGGCGTCGTAACCCTCGCGTCGTTCGGGATCCCGGTAGACGCGGATTGAATCGGGGATGAACGACGTGGCGGCGAGGGTCATAGCGACGGCGGCGACGCCCTCGAAATCCTTAACCCAGGCGGCGAGGGCGCCGACGGGATGGGGTTCGTCCCGCGGGACATACGTCTCGATTTCGGGGGCCATCACGCGTCCACCGTCCTGGGGGCGCGGGCGGCGGTCCCGACCCATTCGGCCATGGCGTCCTGTTGGCGGTACAGCCACGCCAGGTGGCGGAAGTAGGCCCACACGTCGTCGTCGGTGGCCAGGGGGTAGAGGTCGAACGTCCCATCGGCGCGTAGGTGCAACCCGCCGACGCGTTCGATGCCTAGTTCGGCCATGTCGTGTTCCTGACCGTCGTTGTCTAGGAACACTTCCGCGCGGCGGTAGGCGCAACCTTGCAACGCGGTTTCGGGGAAGATCCCCGACCGGGATGTCTTGTAGTCGAGTAGCCAACGGTTGTTGTCGGCCAGGTCCGCGACGACGTCCACCGTCCCGCAATAGCCCATGGTGCGATGGCCCACCACCAATTCGACCGCGGTGGCGACCGGGCGCCATTCGGCCAGGAACGATTCATAGGCGCGGAAGTGTCCTTCTAGTTCGTCGGGGATCTCTACCTCATCGCCCGCCATGTGGCGTTCGGCCAGGGCGTGGACTTCCGTTCCCCTGTTGGCGGCGGCGTCGCGGTCCTCGAACCTGGCCCGGTTGAGGCGGTCCAACCGTTTCGACGGGGGTAGGTCCGCCAGGTCCTCCCAATAGTCGACCGCATAGCCCGCGGTGGTTTTTCCTGCCCATTCGATCAACGCGGGTTTGGGAAGGGTCGCCCCCAGGATGGTGGTTACGCCTGGGACCTTTTCCCCGTCGATCCGGTAGGAGTGACCCCGCCCGTGGTTGCGGCGGGTGATGCTCATTCGTCGTCGGGTTCGTCGTCGTCGGTGTCGGTGTTGTGCCCCGCCCATTCGGGGAATCCGTCCAGGGGCAGGACGTCACCCAGGCGCGACCCCGCCGCGCCCGCCATGAGGCGTTGGGCGTCGCGTTCCGCCTTCCCCGTGAGGGGTTCAATCCTGGTGATCCGGACGATGGCCGTTTCCGATCCGTCGTCGTTGTCCTTGATCGACCGCGGCGAGTCGTAGGCGATGACCGCCGTTCGGACGTGGTTGGGCGCCGCGATGAGGTCCGCGACGATGTCCGCCAATCCGTTGTGGGTCGTCTTCGGAAGGCGCGCGGTCAGGCGGACACCGCCAGGGTTGGCGGCGGGTTCGGTGGGGGGCATGGGTCGGTCCTCCTGGGGATGGGGTGGGGATGGGGTGGGGACAAAACAGGTGTCAGGGGTCGCGGCGACCCGCGGACCTATAACGGGTCGGTCAGGCGGCGGCGGCGGTGGACGTGGCGACGTCCAGGAGGGCGCACACGGCGTCGAATCGCTCGAACACGTCCAGGGTGACGGGGGCGCTTGCGGCGTCCAGGGTGAGGCGGGATCCGCGGTCCAACATGTCGGTGACCACCACAATCCAGGTGGTGCGGACGACGATGGGAACCGCCTTGTCGTCGTAGATCCCGGTTAGACGGATCCAGGTGGGGGCCATGGCGGTCACGCGGGGCGCGGCGACGCGTCGGACGTTCCGGACCGCCGACGGTCCCGGACGTACGCCATGACGTCGTCACGGCGGTACCGGACCGCGCGCCCTATCTTGACGAACGTGGGTCCGTTGCCCTCATAACGCCATTGGGCTAGTTGCGACGGTGTGATCCGGATGAGGTCCGCGACCTCATCGGGGGTCATGAGGCGGTCCCCGTCGGCGCCCTCCAATACGGCGGTCGCGGCGGGTTCGGCGGCGGTGTTGCGGCGGGGCATGTGGGGTTCCCTTCCTGGTCCTGGGTCCCATTCTGGGACCGGATCGGTTCCACTATGGGGATCCCTGGACGTTATGCCCGATGAAACACGTTGCGCAATAGTCCATTCCGATTGGTTCGTTAGGTGCTAGTCTGGGACTATGTCACGCGAACCAATCAGACCAGGACCGACCGACCAGACGGTGGCCGACCGAATCCGGTACTACCGGGATCTACGGGGGTTGACCGTCCCCGCGTTGGTGGAGGCGATCCACCAGACCACGGGCCACCGCTACCAACGAACCATGATCACCAAAACGGAAGGCGGGGACCGTCGGGTGTCCGTCCACGATTTGGTGGCCATCGCCGCGGGGTTGGGGGTGGCCGTGACGGACCTGTTGATGCCACCCGCGGTCGACCCCCTGCAACCCGTCCACACGTCGGCGTCCGCCGACCCGATACCCGCCGAAACCTATTGGCGGTGGCTACACCAGGTGGGCGCGGGACCCACGGGCGCGATGGCGGAATCCGTCGTGCCCGTGGACCCCATCGCCCACATGACCCACCTGTTGCAACGCCACGCGGAAGAGGTCCGCGCGGTCCAGGCGCAACTACCCACCACAACCCCCAGGAAGGGGACCAACCGATGAGCGTGGAACGCTACGCAACCAAAACAGGCGACCAATGGATGGTTCGTTACCGCGACCTCCTACACCAACCCAAAAAGGTCCGCGGGTTCGCCACCAAAAAGGACGCCCAAAAATGGGAACGGGACACCCTAACCGCGATGGCGGGCGGGACCTACACCGACCCCAACGTTGGGCGGCGAACGGTGGGCGAGATTGCCCCCCGGTTCTTTGCCATCCACCCCGCCAAACCCGCCACCATCGCCCGCTACGAATCCGCCTGGCGGGTCCGCGTCGAACGTCAATGGGGATCGGTCCCGGTTCGCAACGTCCGGGTGTCCGACGTTAAGGAATGGGTACGGGCGATGGAATTGGACGGGCGGTCCGCGGCGACGATTGGATCCGCCCTGGACGTCCTGTCGGGCGTGATGGCGCTGGCCGTCGAGGACCGCCTTATTCCGGCCAATCCGGTCCCGGAAGTAACCCGCCCGACCCGTCAACGGAAACGGCGGAACTACCTGGATCACGGCCAGGTCGCCCGCCTGGCGGACGAATGTGGCGCGTCGTTCGCGCCCTACGGATTGGTGGTTCGGGTCCTCGCCTACACAGGGCTACGGTTCGGGGAATTGTCCGCGCTACGGGCGGGCGATTTCGACGCCGCGCGCCGCCGTTTGCGGGTCCGCGACGGCGCGACGGAAGTCAAGGGGCGTCGGTTCGTCGGGACAACTAAGACGGGCGGCGAACGTTCGGTGCCCGTCCCTGACTTCCTGGTCCCCGCGCTAGTCGAGCAAACAAAGGGCAGACTTCCGGACGCCTGGTTGTTCGCGGGACCGATGGGCGCGCCCCTGTCGGTGCAACGCTTCCGGGCGCGCGCCTGGCGTCGCGCGTTGCTACACCTACGGCGCGCGGATCCGTCGTTCCCCTACGTCACGCCCCACGACTTGCGGCATTCCGCGGCGTCCCTGGCGGTGTCGGCGGGTGCCAACGTGAAGGTCCTCCAACGGATGTTGGGCCACGACCGCGCGACCACCACATTGGACACGTACGCGGACCTGTTGGGCACCGATTTGGACGACGTCGCGGCGCGCATGTCGGCGGCGGCGACGGCGGCGGCGAGTGCCCCGAAACCGCCCGCCAGGATGCCCCGGAATCGGGTGGTCGGTGCCCCCGATGTGCCCAAATAGTGCCCACGGCGGATCTAGCGTGATCATGCTTGATCATGTCTAGGGGGTCTGACCTGGTGTTATGTCGGTGGGCGATGCCGGGATCGAACCGGCGTCCTCTTCGGTGTGAACGAATTTCATAGGGCCAGGTCCGTTCGAATTCTGCCCCCTGACATGTGGGACCTGTTCGATTCCGGTAGTGCCCAATAGGCGGTCATCGGACCCCGATGTGCCCAAATAGTGCCCACGATTGATGATCAACGGCGGACGGTAGGCGTGACGCGCCTGGCGTCCGCCGTTGTCGTTAACAGGCGGTAACCATCCGATGGACCGAACGGGGCGCGAGGGGGCCACATACCCCGCCCGATCCGTCCCTATCGGGACCGTCCGGGTGATCTTCCGCCCTCATATGGCGCGGTCCTGTTGGGCGGCGTTGGATCGGCTGCGATGGGCGCATATCGCACGGCGCCCACCAGGGAGGGCGCGCGACCCATGAGCGATTGGCTACTACTCACCAGGATCGGGGACGGACCCACCGGGGTCCCGCTAGGCGTCCAGGCGTTCCGCGCGTCCTGGATCATCGCCGCGCGCGAACTAGAGGCGGCGGGGGTTCGCGCCACCATCATCACGTTGGTTGGCGGGGCCACCGTCCTAGTCGCGGAACCATGGGACTACGTCATGGGCTACCTGGATCCCGACGACACCAACGGATCCAATCCGACGTTGCTGGATCCACCATGATTCAACCGGTAGATTGCGCGCCATCCGCAAGGCGGACCCCCTAACAGGAAGGCGTCACCCGTTATGCCCCGTAACCGTCGGGTCGGTACACCCGATCCGGAACCCCCGCCCGTGACCCCTCGCAAGGTTTCGATATCGGACGCGGTCGAGGACATGCCACCGTCGTTCGTTCAATGCCGGGATTTCGGCCATTCGTGGCGCCCCTGGCGGACCCGATGGTTGGACAAGGACAGGGTGTATTCATCGGAACTACGTTGCACGCGGTGTCACACCATCCGCGAGCGTCTGATTTCCGAATCGGGCGCCATGGTGTCGTCACACTATGAATACGCCGATGGGTACCAAATCCACGGGTTGGGTCACCTGTCGTCGTCGGACCGTGACGCGGTCCGCCTGGCGTCGATGGTTCACCTGTCGACCGCGCGGGTTAGGGCGGTGAAATCGGCATGAGGGACGTTGTCGTTTTGCGGTGGTGCGACGTGTGCGCCGCCGACGGCGGGGATGGGGAAATGACGCGGGTGGAGGCGGTCGAATCGTGGACCGTCGGCGCCACGTTGGGCGAATCGTCGCGCCCCGTCCTTAAGGTCCTGGATCTATGCGGGGACCACGTTAAGGCGTTGGTTGCCCCTCTGGCGGACCTGTTGGGGTCGGTGGGCCAGACACCCGAACTACCCGCCGCTACGCGCCCCACGGCGGTCATGGGGCGCCCGCGGAAGGATCTAGACGATGGCCCATCCCCGTCGATGGCGCCCGCCGCCTGTCGGGTGTGCGGTAAGACGTTGGCGGTCCGGACGTCCCTAACCGCCCACGTCTACCGGGTGCACCTGGGGTCCCCGATCCCCCAGGCACCGCTACGGTGCCCCCTGTGCCGCGAGGACTTCACGTCCTCATTCGCTACGCGGATGCACCTGACGAGCCACCACAACCGGACCGCGTTGGATGACGCGTACGCCGCCGCGAGGTCCGCGGGGTTGACCGTGACGTGATGGACCCCGACCCTGACGATTGGATGATGGTTCGCCGCGACGATTTCGACCGCCTTACCCGCGACCTGTTGTTGGCGACGGCGCGTCACGAACAGGCGCGGCGGACGTACCAACACGCCGCCGTCGCCCTGACGGTGGTAACGCTCGTCCTCCTGGTGTTGGTCGTCCGGGCGGTGGTGGTGATGTTCGGATGATGGATGATCCGCGACCCGATCCAGGGTCGTTCAATCCCGATCCAGGGTGGTTCGAGGAACCCGTGTGGTTTGACCGCGAGGGGCGCCCCATCGGCGTCAGGCGGTACGTGCAACTAGCACGCGACCCCGCTTATCGGCGGGTCGGGTTGACCGATGTGGGGGACGTCCGGGTGTCCACGGTGTGGTTGGGACTAGATCACAGGTTCGGTCCGGGACCGGTCCCGTTGATATTCGAAACGATGGTGTTCGGCGGCGACCTTGACGGATATCAGGAGCGCTACGGATCGGCGGTGGCGGCGTTGGCGGGCCACGACCAATGGGTGGCGCGGGTTCGGGCGTCCAGGAAGGCGCGGCATTGACCGCCACGCGGGGTCAATGGGGTTGGGTCGACTCACGAACCGGGCGGCGGGCGTCGGTTACTAGCGTCCCGACGCGGGCGATGGCCGAACGGGTGTTGGCGGGGTGGATCGAACGGGACAGGCGTGGCGGGCGCCCGGACCTCCACGACGTTATCCCCCACCTGGTGGTTGCCCTGGTGGGTGGTCCCGTTACACCACCCAACGGGTGATCGTGCCCCCACGGCCGTCCCTGGGGCGCCCCCTGGGGCGATTTGGGGTACGTTGCCCCCGACCAGGTGCCCCGCGGGGATGACCCGCCATAGAAACGCGGTGATTGGGACAGGGGCCACACTCCGTTACCTGGTCGCCAAACGGACAACGCCGCCGTCCGGCATTACGCGGGGCGGCGGCGTCTGGCCACCGTGTGGGCGTCGGGGTGTCCTTGAGGGGAGATCGACGGCCAACGGGGTTGTTGGGATCCTAACCCTCTAGATCCGTCCCGTCACTTTGGCGGCGGCGATTGAGGACAGGCGGACCGCCCGCATATCCCGCGCGTCGCGGGTGGCGTCGTAGTCACGGGGGTTGTTCATCTCGTCCCCTTGCACGCGGACCCGTTGGACGGAAAAGAAATCGCGTATCTCGGATCGGATCATCCCGCGGATCCGTTCGAAATCGGCATCGTTCATGTCGTCGCCTCCTGGCGGTGTGGTGGGTGGGATCGGCGCGGGCGTGGACCCGCGGACGGCGGTGGTGACCAACCCGCGTAGGTCGCCGCGCCATGACATGTCGATTTTGCGTAGGGACCATTCGCGGTGGTGGAAACAGGTGGTGGGGTTCAACCCGCGGGCGACGCAAAACGCGGCGCCCACCGCAACGATGGCGTCTAGTTGCGCCTGGGGGTAGTTCGGGTTCGTCCCGACGTGGCGGGCGGACACCCCGAAAAACGATTGGTTGCCATTCATCGTGTCGGGTCCGGTCGCGCCGGGTGGACCGCCCGCCCGGATCCGGTCGCGGACGGCGCCGCTACCGCGCCCCGCGTGGTTGGCGGGTCCGCCCGCTATCAGGTGGACCGCCCCGGTGGACAGGACCAGGACGTTGTACACAGGTCCGGGGTGGCCACTCCACCCGTTCGTGATGGTGTTGACCGCCCCGTTATCCGACGACGACGCGGTGTGGTGGAACACCGCGCCTATGGGTCCGCCCGTGATCCAACCCGTTCGGTTGTTCCGGTTGATCCACCCCGACGGGGCGGACACGTCACGCCACCGCCGCCTTAGTTCCGCCTCGAATCGGGATTGCCAACTAGACATCGGTGGCGTCCGTTGTCGGCGGCGTGGGCGTGATGCCCTGGACGGCGGCGCGGATGGCCACGACGGCGCCGACGATGGCGGCGACGACTTCCCCGATGAACGCCACTATCTCGCCCGTGCGGTAGCCCGCGAGGATCACGACCACCAGGGACGCGACGACGATGGCGGCGAGGGCGGCGACGGTGACGATGACCCACGGCGGGCGCCTGGTGGTGGCGTGGTGGTCGGCCATGGTGTCCCCTTCCTGGTTGGGTGTTCGGTTGGGGCGGTGGGCGTCCTCATACGGCGCCCACCGCCGTCGGGGTTAGTCGTCGTGGGGTTTCCCTGTCTCGCCCACGAACGTCCCGGACGTCAACCGGATAAGGCGTTCCATCCCCGTTTCGAATGAGTAGGGGACGTCGTTGGGGGTGGACGCGCGGTCGTTGGTGACGATGTACGTATCGACCCGCAACGCCTTATTGATGGCGTTGGTGACGGTGTCCGAAATCCAATCCTTGTCCTCTGGTGATAGCGCCATGTCGTCGTCCTCCTGGTTGCGGATCATGGTGGCCACGCGGGCGACGTCGGCGGCGTCCCCCGAAATTTCGAAGTGCATGGGATCTTTGGTTCCGGAGAAATCGGCGCCCCAATCAACGACGCCGCCTAGGTAGTCCAACAGGTCCCGGATTTGGTCGACCTGGTCATCGGTCCACCCGCCGTACGCGGGACCGCCGTTCGGGTGGTCGGGGGCGTTGTAGTCCAGGGCGGTGGCCGACGCGTGGCACGACAGGCTAGAGGGGTTGTTGACGTTGGCGCGGTACTCATAACCCCAACACCACCCAGGCACTAGGGGTTCGATCCCGTCCAATTGTTCGACCAGGTATCGGAATACCGTTTCAACGTCCCCCGACTTGCACCCGCCTGGGAACGTGACCCCGTCGACCTCAAACCCGCGGTTGACCCCAATGGCGGACGAATCGTCCGACGCGGGCCACCCGTTGTAGGAATACCCGCCGCTCATACCGGCATCACCAGGCGGACCAGGTCGACCAACGCGGGGTGGGTGTCGGGGTCGGTGACGGCGGCGATAACGGCGGCGCGGTACCTGTTCCGCCCGCGGCGGTCCAATTCGTCCCAGGCGGGCGGCGGGTCGGGGTCGTGGGATTTCGTGGCGTAGGTGGCGACGGCGTCGGCGAGGCGGCGGGCGACGACGTCCACCAGGAGTGACCGCGTGACGTTGTCGGATTCCGGTTCGGGTGTCATTCGTCGTCCTCCTGGTGGCGTTGGGGTTCGCGGGCGGCGCCCTCAAGGCGCGCGACACGTTGGGCCAGGGCGGATATGTCGCGTTCCTGGCGGTAGGCGAGGCGGGCCAGGACGGTGACCAGGGCGACGATGACGGCCAGGATGACCGACGCCGCGGTGGTCACCGTCCCCGTCATCCGCCCGCGCCCGCGCCTAGTTCCGCCTGGACTTCCGCGAGGATTTGGGGGTCGGTGATCACGGCGGGGTCCCGTCCTGGGAATTCGTTTCCGCCCGCGATGGCCGACGCCCACGCCTCGCCCCAACCGGGCGCCGCCGCAACGGTCAACATGTTGTCCGCCGCCCATTGGCGGGGGTTGTCGGCGCCCTCTTGCGCCGCACACGCCGCGACCCGCGATGTGAGATCGAGGTCCGCGGACATTTGCGCGATGTCCCAATACGACATGGTGTCTCCCGTTCGGGTTAGGGGTAGTTCGACAGGCGGCGGATCGACAGGCGGCGACCGCCGATGGTTTGGGTTCCGGTTCCGTTTTGGATCACGAACAGTGACAAGGCGGTCCCCGCGTTAACGGGGCGTTCCCAATAGGCGGTCAGGGTCAATCCCGCCGCGGGCGTCGGCATACTCGCCCGGTAGAGGGCGTCGGGTCCGGATCCCGCCGATGGGCCAATGCCCATCGAAAAATTCCCGTTGAGGGCGGTGGTCCACGTCAACATCACGGATATGCCGAACACGCCGCCCGCGTTGAGGACGAACCCGTTTCCGGATTGGGTGACGTCGGTTCCCTTTTGCTTTTCGACGGTGGGCCATGAGATCGAGGACCAGGCGCCCGCGCCCAACGTGACCGCCGTCGCGCCATTCAAGATCAAATATTGGTCGTTGTTCCGGACGGTGGGGTCGACCGCTTCCGCCAGGGCGCGGATAGCGTCGGCGCCCGCCGCGACCGGATCCGTTGGGGCGGGCCATGGCAACCCCGCGGGCGTCGTCCCGCCGAACAGGGACGCGGCGCGCCCCGCCAGGTAGGCGGCGAACAATTCTTCCCGCAACGCGTCGGTGTCCTCGCGGGCCGACAGGGCGCCCGACAACCGGGTGAGGACGTCGGCATATTCGGTCATGGTGTCTCCTGGGTGGTGGTCCCGACGGTGGTCCCCAACAGGTCCAACCAGACCAATCCGGGGTCGAACATCCGCCACGTCCAGGTGTTCGGTAGGTCGACCCACCGGGTGGACGCGCCCGATTGCCCCGACGGGGACAGGTTGAGGTCGAACGTCCAACGCCCGCCCTGATAGGAGTAGGTCCCGCCCTCTAGGTAGGACACCAGGACCGGACCCGACGGCGACCACGCGGGCATGTCGTCAATGACCAGGGGCGCCCCGATTCGTAGCGTCCCGTCCAACAGGTCCATGGCGGCGCGCCTGTTGGCGTCGGTGAATTCCTGGGGGAGGCGCGTGTCCCATTCGAACCCCGACGCCCGCCACCCCAACCCGCGGGACCGCGCGAGGACCCGATCCCCGATCACGACCGCCGCCGCCTGGGTGGTTAGTTGCGTCGACACCTGGACGCGGCGTTGCCCGAATTCGGTTTCGGCGTCGGCATCCACGACCAGGTAATTCCGGTCGGTGGGGTCGGGTTGCCCGTCGTCGTTGAGTGTCTGGTCCTGCCACCCGACGTCAACGCGGGTGACGATGTCGGACACGTCTTGAACCACCTGGATTGGATCCAGGGCGAGCGAACAGGATGGCAAATAGATCCCGTTCGAGGGGCGGGTCCCCGTGACAATTTCGATGAACCCCGTATCGGGGTCGACCGCGAGGACCCGCAACGCGGACCGACTCGCGGGGTCCTCAAACCACAGATAGAAACCGCGGGATCCGTGCCAGGCGGACCACAACACCGAATCGGTCGAAATCGCTAGTTGGGACAACAGGTCCATGGCGGGTTGGGAATCCACGTCCACCCATGACACCGTTTGGCCCGCGGGGAACGGGTCAATGGTTGCGGTCACCCCGGATCCCGTGAGGGCGAGGATCCGGGGGACCCGCGCGGATACCTTTTCGGCCAACCACGGGTTATCCCCAATCGCGTCGTTGGCAAGGTCCGCGGTCCAATCGGCGGCGGTCACGTCCACCGACACGCCGCCGCCGCCCCCTGATTGCAGGGTGAGGGACGTTATCCGCCCTGTGAACACCAGGACCGTCCGTTGGGCCACCGGGGGCGCCAGGATGGCCACGTCATCGACTACGGACGTCCCCAGGTCCTGCCATGACCCCGTTTGCGCCGCCCACGTACCGGGCCAATCCGCCCACGCCACGAACCCCGACAGGATGACCGCGACGCCCACCCAGGTCCCCGCGGGGTCCGCCGCCGACACCGTCCACGTTTGCGCGTACGTCTGCCACCCGCCAGGCGGGACGACACCGCCCGCCAGGACGTGGGTTCCACCGCCGCCCGGAACGGGCGACGTGGCCAACCAGGGGGCCACCGTGGTTACCGCCGCGGTGGCGGGACGTACCGCCGCCTGGATAGTCCACGCCTGCCCCGTGAGCGTCTTAGGGGTGTCGTCCCACCCGTCGGCGGCGGCGGTAAACGGGATCGGTCCGATGAACACCCTGGCGGCGCCCGCGGCGTGGCCGTCGACCCGCAACGCCCGGACCCCGGAATGGACGACGTCGGTGGCGTAGGTGGCGGACCCCGCCGCCGCCGTTGCGCGATTCGCCACCGGAATTGTGGTGTCCTCAAACCCGCCGTCAACAACGATGTTGATGGGCGCGTCACCCGATGACAGGTCCGCCGACGCCCATATCTGGACGGGATGTCCCGTGTGGAGTAGCGCCAGGTAGTCGGCGTCGCCGCCCTTGTCGCGGACGGTGAACGCACATTCCGTTGTCGCGGGTTGATCAACGATGGTGTTACGCCCCCAGGTGACCGACAACCCCGCCAGGACCGTCGGGACCGACGCTAGGAATTCGTCGGCGGTGTCGGCCAACAGGGTCCCGCCCGCGTACACCTGGCACGCGATGTCGGCGGTGGGCGCGGTCATCGGACCGACCCGCGGATGTTCCGAACGCCCGCGACGCGGCGATGGTGGTTCGTCAACAAATCGTCAATCTGGCGGGCCACCGCGTTGGGATCTAGCGCGCCCTGGACGATGATTGTGGGTCCGCCGCCGCCGCCCTCTTCCCTGATGATCCGACGGATGACGTCCTCTGGCGCCACGATTTCCGGGCGGCGTTCCCCGACCACGGCCAGGGTCGCGGACGTGATGTACCCACCCGAATCGAGTAGGGGCAAATCCGGTAGACCCAACGTCCACCCCTTGCCCCCGATCCCAGGGACCCAGGACGGGACGGTGACCGAAAATTGGACCCCGTTGATGGCGTTGGCTATCCCGTTCCACGTGTTCTTCACGGGTCCAATCAGGTGGGAATTGATCCAATCCCACGCGTCCCTAAAGGGTTGGGTGATGATCCCGAACAACCCCGACAGGGCGGACGCGATGGCCGACGGTATCCCGCGGATCCAATTAAGGGCGGTCCCGAACGCGGATTCGACCGCCGACCACGCCGATTGGAACGTGGACCCTAGCCACGCCCACACGTCGCCCGCGGCGGACTTGAACCGGGCGGGGATCCCCGCGACCCAGGACACCGCGCCCGCGACCGCCGACGTGACCGCCGACCACGCCGCCGCGAATCGTTCCGAGATCCACCCCCACACGGCACTCGCCGCCGCCGCGAATTTCCGGGGGATGGTGCCCACGAACGACACCGCCGCACCGATGGCGCCCGTGACCGCGCCCCACACCGCCGACCACCTGGCCGTGATCCAATCCCAAATCCCCGCGCCCGCGGCGGCGAGTCGGCGCGGTAGACCTGTCACGAACCCGACGACGGCGGCGAACGCGTTGGGGACAACCTGGGTGATGAACGCCATCACGGCGCCGATAACGGTTTTGATCACCCCGAACGCGGCATTGACCAGGTCGCGGAACCAACCCACCTTTTTGTAGGCGATGACCAGGGCGGCGATGAGCGCCAGGATCCCCGCGATGATGGCCACGATGGGGTTGGCCAACAGGGTCGAATTTAGGATCGCCTGGACGATTGACCATACCTTGATAGCGGCCACGACGATGCCGATGGCGGCGGCGAGGATGCCGAATATCGTTTGGTGTTCCGATATGAACCCCATGGTCGCTTTAAACGCGGGCATCACGTATTGGTTGAGGATGTTAACCAGGGTGGTTAGGACCGGCATTAACCCCGCGACCAACCCCTGTGATACGTCCTCGAACCCCCGTTTGGCGATGGCCAATTGGCCCGGTAGGGATTGCCCCGCCGCCTGTGCCGCGCCGCCGAATTCCTTTTGTAGTTCGGCGAGGATCACCTTTTGGGCGCCCATCGTGTCGCCGGAATCCTGCAACGCCTTTATCTGGTCCTTTTGCTGTTGGGTGAACGTGACCCCGACGCGGGACAGGGCGGCGATCCCCTTATAAGGGTCATTCAACGCCTTACCTAGTTGGACCGCATATTTGGAGGCGTCGCCGCCCATCTTCGCCGCCATGTCGGCGGTCATCTTTGTCGCCTCGTCAAACACCTGGTTACCGTCGCCAACCCCGTTTTTTAGGTTAGTGAACGTCAACAGGAGATTTTCCGACGCCACAATTGAGTCGTCCGTTTGGCCCGAATAGCCTTGTATCGACCCCGCCAGGTCCTCTAGTCCATCGACGGTCACGCCCGCGGCGTTACCGGTCGACTTGATCCCGTTGGCTAGTTGCGCCTGGCCCGCTAGGAAGTCTTTTTGTTCGTCCGCCCCCGTCTTGAACACCGCGACCAGACCACCGACGGCGGCGGCGCCCGCGGCGAGGGCGGCGGTTTTGCCTAGCGTCTTGAGGGATGACGACGCCTTGTCGACCCCGGTGGAATTCTTACTAGCGGCGGACCCGATTTTGTCCAACCCCGCGGTGGCTTTGGACGCGTCGGTGATGATGTCGATTTTAAGGATGGCGGGACCAACGGACACGATTGGTCACCCCTTCCGTTTGCGACGTTCCGCGATGTCTGCTATCAGGTCAACGGCGGTCATGAGGGCGCGGGTGTCGGATAGCCACACCGTGTGGGGAATCCCGGTAGTGATCGACACCGCCACCGCCAACGCCCCTATCCCTCCAATTGGGTAGGGTCCATGTCCCCCGCGCCCTCCTGTTCGTCGGGGTCGTTGTCGTCGGTGATGTCCGTAAATTCGATGAGGTCCGAACAGAAATCATCGAATTTAACGGGGACACCCGGTCGCCTCATCCGCAACGCCGCGAAATGTGCGGTCCGCAACCCCTGTTGTATGGACCCCTGGCCGTCGCGTTCCGCCTTGACCAGGTCCAGGGCGGTGGTTTGGACGGTGAATCGTTCGCCGCCGTCCTCTTCCATCGCCAGGCGGAATGTCCGTCGTACCCTCATTAGGCACCCCTCACGGTGTCGACAATCGTTTGGACGTTGTCCAGGTATAGGGGCAACCATTGGGGTTCGGTTGCCACCGCGGCGGTCGATATGAACGGTTGCGGGCGGATGTTCCGGGACGGCCAACCCCAATGGATGGGACCGGCGTAGGGGACCGCCGCCCCGCCCGCCTGGATCCGGGCGCGCCCCACCTGGCGGGCGGCGCGGACCGACGCCGCCAGGCGCCCGGTACGGTGCGGCGCGATGGGACGGGATTCGTCCGCCACCATTTGCCCCGCCGCCTGGTTGGCGTCCTTGAGGTCCGCCATGTCGGCGCCCGCCTTTTTCAACGTCGCCCGCAACCGGGCGCCGCCGACAATCTCCACGGAACCCAGGGTCACGGCGTGACCGCGTACGTCCGGTCCGGGCGCCCCGCGATGTCGAATTCCCAATCGGATGTCAGGCGCGAATTGACGTCGCCGCCCTCTTCCAACGCGACGACGACACAGTTACCGGACCAGGACAACCCGTTGGGGTTCGGGGTCCAGGTGAACGGGATGGTTTCCATGGCGTGTAGGTAGCAATACGCCAGGAACCCATCGGGGTCATCGAAATCCTGGACGGACGTCCCCGCGATGACCCACGTTTCCTTTTTCCCCGCGGGGATTTGGTCGCCGCACAACGTCTCGATATCGTCCCCGTCGTCGTCGTAGGACGGCGTTACGTGGATGTTCGACGCCTGGCAGGCGAACGACGTCCCCGCGGCGGGGGGTTCAACGGTCCCACCCAGGGTGAACGTCCCTGTCTTGAGGCGGGATTCAACGATTGTCATTCGTCCTCCTGGGTAGTGATTTGGATGGTGACGCGGAACCCCGACGGACCGCCCATCGCGGGGTTACCTGGATCCAGGGCGATCCGGACCGGACCCGATCCCTGGATATATCCGCCGACGTCCCGTAGGGCGTCGCACACCAACGGGATGAGGCGGCGGCGGTCCATGGCCATCCCGTTTTGGTCGGTGTCGTTGAGGACCACCAGGACGTCGAACGTTTCGTTGAGGGTGCAATCCGTGAGGGGTAGCGCGGATGACCATTCCGGCCACGCCGATCCCGGATGAATCACCCGCGGGCGGTAGGCGACAGGGTCCAACCCGTCGATTCCCACCAGGGCGGCGGCGATGTCCTGTTCCGCGGTGGTCATCCGAACACCACCGACCGGAACGGACGTTCGTAGCGCTCAATTTCGGCGTCGTACGACGGAAGGCGGGACACGCCCAACGTGGGGTCCCCGACATACCCGCCCGGTAGCCCGCGGGCGTTGACCGCGCGACCAACCCGCCGTAGCAACGCCTGGTTGAGGGCGGGTTGATCGTTGAGCGGGTCAATGGTGCATAACGCCGCCTGGGTCGCCTTTTCGGCGTTGAGGATGACGGTTAATTGATCATCGGTCAGGAGCGCGGCGGATACCTGGATCCAATCGCGCGCCTGACCGATATCAACGGAAACCGTCACGGGGTGTCCCCGTCGTCCAGGGCGTCCAACCACGCCAGGAGCGTCGTCCTCGCCTTACCGTCCGCCTCCAACGCCCGGACGTCGTCCACCGAATCGGGGTTGTCGGTGACGTACGCCTGGACTTCCGGAACGGTGTGGTCCGCGGGGTCGAATTCCAACGCCGCGAGGTCCGCGACGGTGGCGGTGGTGGTCCCTTCCGAATCGTCGTCCGTAACCGTGATGGTGAACGTCCCATTGGCGGTATAGGTGTGCTCGGAATCCGCCTCCCCGTCGGTGACGTCCTGGACGTCGGCGGCGGTCGAATCCCCGTAGTCGAACGTGGCCGTTGTTCCTGTTACACCGCTAGCGTGGGCGTCGACCTGGCCTAGCGCGCCCACCACAGCGCTAACGGTGATTAAGGGGCCGCGGGTCCGGTGATCTTTGCGAATCCCTTTTCCTCAAGGGCGCCCCAGGCGAGATATCCGCCGTAGGCGACCTCAACACCCAGGATCGACGGTTCAACCACCGACAACAACCCGATGGTTTCCTCGTACACCTCGAACAGGGGCGACGAACCGACGATGCACGTTCCGTCGGGGAACGACGGGACGACGATTCGCGGAAGTTGCAACACGTACCCGCCGAATTGGGTAAGGTCCGACTCGCCCAATTGGCCCGCCGCGAACCCCGCGGGTGGGAATCCCAGGCGGGCGGTGTCGACCAGGGCGCCCAACATTCCCCACATGTCGATGGAACACCACACGCGGTCAGGAAGGCGCCCGCCGCCCTTGTAGACCAATCCCGCGGCGGTGTACAACGCCGCCGCCCACCCCGCCAAATCGTCGGTGGCCACGGCCACGGTGTTCGTGACGACGGCGGCGACCAGACCATTGGCGGCGTCCTGTTCGGTGTCCACCGCGTAGACGTCGGCCAGGTCCCGGACCAGGATGTCCCACGCGCTAGGCGAGGTCCAATCAATGTCCTGGCGGGACACGTCCACCGTTCCACCGTGGGTGGCTTTGGTGAACGTGATGGGGTCGATTTTCATGGCCCGCGAGGGGAGGGCGGTTTTTTCCGCCGCCTGGATCCCCGATTGCGTGTGCTGGGTGATCTTCGGACGCTCGAACGACTTCCCAGGGATCCCGCCCATCGGCTTTGCCCCACCCAGGGATGTGATGAACGGGCGCGACGCGTCAATCAGGTTGACCACCTGGCCGACGATGGGCGTGGGCAGGAGTCCAGGCGTGTCGGCGGTGGTCTGGTTGACCACCGCGCGGGCCAGGCGCGACGCCGCTTCCGCGTCGGGTGGCAGGAACCGGGGACCCGACGACGCGTTGGCCGTCCGGTCGGGGAAGAAACCACGGGACCGGAGGATGTCCACGATGACGCCGCCCGCGGTGCGGTACTCCGCCGCCGCGCCGCCACCCAGGGACCGCCCGTTGTCGGCGGCGGGGGCAGGACCAACCGGGGCGAGGACCCGCGCGGACGATTCGTGGTGGACGCCCCGCAGGTCCTCGAACGCCGCGAGGGGTTCGATTTGGGCGTCTAGTTCCGCGATCCTTTGGCGGGTCGCCTCAAGGTTCGACCGTTCGGCGTCGACCAGGTCCCGCGATTCCGACTCCACGCGGGCCAACAGGGTGTCGATGAATTCGACCGCGCGGGCGCGTTCCGCCTGCAACCGGACCAAAACGGGGTTCATTTCGATAACCACCTATTGGGAAGGGATGAAAGCGAACACCGTGTGTTCGCTAGGGTCATCCCGCCAGGTGGTGACGCGCTACGGGCCAGGTGGTGACGCTAGGTTCCGGCGTGCCCCGTATTGGTTCCGGCGTGGTGGGCCATTCGGGGCGGTACGTTACGCCGCGCCGCGGATCCCGTCCACCCAACGCCGCCACGCCTCGATTTCGCGTGATTTCCGGTCGCCGCGCGAACGGCCAGGGCGGTCCGATGAGCGGACCAGGTCGACCATGGCGCCCGCATAGGCGGGCGTCGGGGTCATGGATACCTCAACTAAACGCGCCTCCTGGCGCGTACAACGGTCCATGTGGTCGATCCCCAAATCGGGGTTCCAATCGTCGGCCATTTCCCACGCCGCCCGGATCGGGACGAACCCAATCGACAACCCCGTGAGGTACCCGCCCGCCGCTAGTTCCGCGGCGCGTTGCGCCTCCACCGAATCGGTCAGGCGCCAATGGCCGTCCAACCCGTTCCGGTTGTCATCCCAATCGTCCGCCGCCCCGATGGGCCACGTTTGCGCGTTGTGGAACATGAGCAACGGGAGGTCGCGGGCGGATTCGGTGATGGATTTGGCCAGGGCGCCCGCCGCCCATTGTTCGGCGTACCAACCGATGTTGGCCCATTCCCCGTACGGGACCGCCCGCCCCGAAACGGCGGTGTAGTTCCCCGCGGCGTCCTTTTCGGCGCGTAGTTCCAACGCCCCGAACGTGCGGACTTCCGACGCGGTCAGACCAACGGTGGTCATGGTTCGATCCCTTCCTGGGTCACACGGTGTCAATGGGGGACCACACGGACGCCGCCTGGCCGTCGACAACCGGTAGCGACAGGTAGGCGCGCGCCTCATTGACGGTCATCACGGCGGCGCCGCCCGTCAACGTGGCCAGGGTGTCCGCGGTGGTCTGCAAATCGTCGCGTAGCAACGCCTGCCGGTCGAACCGGACCCGCGTGGTGGTCGGTAACCAGGCGTGCGACCAAGTGTCCTCGATATCGACCGCGACCGGTTCAATGGACGTCCGTAACAGGTTGAGGTACATCGGGCCAGGGGACCGGTACGTCATGGACGACGACGGCGCCCCGATCCAATAACCGTCCAGGTTGAACATGTTCGCGATGTCCTGCAACGACGCCCGCCGCGCCTCTGTCATTTGGTTATCCGATGGCGACCAACCCAACGGGATCACCTGGGTACCGGACGGAAGGATGGCGGGTTCGCGGCGGGGACCCGCGAATTTCTCAACCCACCGGTCCTTAGCCACCCCCGCTTCCGTGGACGACAGGTCCGGATTGGGCGCGATGACCGCCACCGACGGGACACCCGCGCCCGACAAGGTCCCCCGTTCGTACGCCTCTTCCATCGCTATCCGGTCCAGGGACCCTAGATATTCCTCCACCACCCCGACACCGCGGACCGGATACCAACGGTCCGCGCCCCTCTTGACGTGGACGACGTCGCCGCGCGGAAGGGCGCGCCCTTGCACGTAGTAGTCCGCGGGTTGGCCAGGGGTCCACATCACCGTGACCCATTGGGCGGGGATCCACGCCACCGACAGGGGCCACCCGTCGAACCCCCGCGACGTCACCAGGCACACCGCGTTCCCGTTGAGTAGGTAATCCTCAACGGACACCTGGACGAACCACGACCGGACGTTATCGGGATCGGGCGCCTCCAACAGGCGCGGGCGGGGAAGGGGCGTCAACCCGCGCCACGCGTCTAGGGGCGCCTGTTTCAACATGGCGCAATACACCCCCAGGGCGCGCCCCACGCCAGGGATCCGACGGGCGGTGTTGGCGTCCCACACGAACGGTCCTGTCTCCTGCCCACCGCCGCCGCCAGGGGGTGGGAAGAGTAGGCGACCGGTAACCCCGGATCCCGCCATCGCCACCGTCATCGGTTCCGTCCTTCCGTCATTGGATCTCGAACCGACCGACGGGGGTGGGCGCGTGATCGAACGCCCACACCGCACACGACGCCGCCACCATGGGCGCCCCCGACACCCCAGGGGCGGGCGACCGTTCCCACGCCCACCGTTGGCCGTAGGACCGCGTACGCGCCGACACCACCGCCGCCTGTAGCAACGGGTGGGCGCGGAACGCCACGCCCCGCGGGTTCGCGGTCATCCTGTCGAACAGGTCGCCCGACGCCGCCGCCGTATCCGCGCCTGACATGGCGACAAGGCGGACACCCAAAACGTTCGCCAGGGGGCCAACCAGGGACGCCGCGGGGCCACTAGCGTCCACGCCCACCGCCGACGCCCGGTGGTTCGCCGCGAGATCCGCCACCCTGGCCACCGCCGACGCGACCGGGAGGCGTTCCACCAATTCGAGGACCCCGCCGCCCATCGCCAGGATGACCGCCGCCGCGCGGTCCGCCTCCACGTCAACCCCGAACGACACCCGCCCCGACGGCGCCGCCAGGGTCACCACCCGACCCCACACGTCCGGACCCAACAGGGGCGGTTTTTCGGCGGGGACCCATTGGTTCAACCATTGTTGGCGGAACGCCCGTTCCGACGTCATCGACCTGGCCGACGCCATCCGCGTTTCGCGGCGGTCATCCCAATGAGGCGTCGCCGCCCGCCACACGCGGCGGTCGTCAATGTCCACGTCAAGGTCCGGGGGCGCCGACCATTCGAGGATGGCCAGGTCGCCAGGATCATCCGCGCCCAACATGGCGATGGCGGCGACGCGGTTACCCAACATGAGGTCGCTATCCGACGTCCCCGCGGTCGACACCAACCACGCTTGCGGCGACGCCGATTCGGCCATCGTCGGCACGATGGCGTCATCGAACACCACCCGCGGGACCCGCCACGCCTCATCGACCAGGACGTGGGACAACGAAAAGGCGACCCCCGATCCGTCGTTCGCCGCCTGGATCATCCACCGCGACCCGTCGGGTAGTTCGATCTGCTGTTCCCCGTTCGCCCACCGCACCGTCCGCGGTCCGTACACCCCCGCCGCCCACCGCGCCGCGGGGCGCCAAACCTCTTGTGCGGCGGGTAATTTATGCGCGACGTGAAGTAACGCCTGTTCCTCGCCCCACCGTTCCGCCTGGTGGATCCGCCAGGCGCACACGTCCCGCTCAAGCCACGACTTCCCCGTCTGGCGGGGACCGGACACCATCACCGTTCCCCAACACAGGTCGCCCGCGTGGTCGTACTCCAACGCCCGGTAAGCCACCGCCCGTTGCCACCACCGCCGCACCGATGACCGTTTCGGGTGCAACCGGCGTTCCGACGCCCACGCCAGGACCTCCGGACCGTACGTCCCCACCGCCCGCGGGTGACGCCCCGACGCCAGGCGTGGCCACGCCGCCGACGGCGGCGGATCTTCCAACCCCCACCATTCGTCGCTCATGACCGACCCCTACCGATCATGACCGACCCCAACCAATCGGGGCGGATCCTGGCCGACCGCGGCCGATCCGAAACGGATTGCGCCGCAACGCCTCCCGATCACGACCAATCAGGACCGAAACACCCTGGCCCACAACGATTCCCACCGGTCGAAACCGGTTGCGCACCAACCGATCCCGCGCGCCCGCCGCCGACCGCGAAACCCGTTGCGCCGCAACAGGTCCGGCCGACCGAAACGCGTTGGGGGGCAAGGGATCTCACCACCGACGGGACGGCGCGGGTGTGAGGGAGAGATAGGCGACAG